GGTTATATGCATCGCAATCAGTCTGTGGACGTGCATCAGTTTGCTATGGTTCCGCGCGCGGAGATTCCGCGCTCAAGTTTTCATATTCAGAAGACGTATAAGACGTCGTTTGATTCGGGCTATCTTGTCCCGTTTTACGTTGATGAGGTTCTCCCAGGGGATACGTTCAACGTTCGTGCGACGATGTTCGCTCGTTTGGCTACGCCTATTTTTCCGGTAATGGACAATCTTCACCTGGATACGTTTTTTTTCTTTGTCCCTAATCGCCTGGTCTGGTCGAACTGGAAGAAGTTCATGGGTGAGCAAGACAACCCTGGCGATTCTATTTCGTTTACGATTCCTCAACAGGTTTGCCCTGCTGGCGGCTATGCGATCGGCTCGCTTCAGGATTACATGGGTTTACCTACGATCGGTCAGGTTGGTGGCGGCAATACTGTTTCGCATTCTGCGCTGTGGCTTCGTGCTTACAATCTCATCTATAACCAATGGTTCCGTGACGAGAATTTGCAGAACTCCGTGACGGTGGATACCGGTAACGGTCCAGATACCGTGGCTAATTATGTTCTGCTTCGTCGTGGCAAGCGTCACGATTATTTTACGTCGTCTTTGCCGTGGCCTCAGAAGGGTAATACTGCGGTTACGATTCCGATTGGTACGTCTGCGCCTGTTGTTATCAATCCGTCGTCGGGTGCTATTCCGAATTGGTTGGTGCGTAACTCGACTACTGGTGCGTTGGATGGTGCCGGCAATGCTTTACGTGATGCTGGTGGCGGTACTCTTTTGATGTCGACTACTCTTACGCCGTTGTCATTGGACCCGAACGGCGGTCTTATCGCTGATCTTTCGAGCGCGACGGCCGCAACGATTAATCAGTTGCGTCAGTCTTTTCAAATTCAAAGACTTTTAGAAAGGGACGCTCGTGGAGGTACGCGTTATACGGAGATCGTGCGGGCGCATTTTGGTGTCATTTCTCCGGATGCGCGGCTTCAACGTCCGGAATATCTCGGCGGTGGTTCGACTTCAATCACGGTTAATCCTATCGCGCAGACATCGGGGACCTCTGCCAGTGGAACCACGACTCCGCTTGGTAATCTCGCGGCCATGGGAACCGCGTTAGCGTCCGGTCACGGTTTCACGCAGTCGTTTACAGAGCATGGCCTCATTCTCGGAATTATGTCGGTACGAGCAGACCTTACGTACCAGCAGGGTTTAAGGCGGATGTGGTCGCGTTCGACTCGTTACGATTTTTATTTTCCCGCGTTCGCTATGCTTGGTGAGCAAAGCGTCTTAAACAAGGAGATTTTCTGCGATGGTTCTGCAAACGATGCAAACGTTTTCGGTTATCAAGAGCGCTGGGCGGAGTATCGCTATAATCCGTCCGAGATCACTTCGCTTTTCCGCTCTACGGCGTCCGGTACTATTGACCCCTGGCATCTCGCTCAAAAGTTTACTTCGTTACCGACCCTCGGCGACACGTTTATTAAAGATACCCCACCTGTCTCTCGTGTGGTCGCGGTGGGTGCAGGGGCCAACGGTCAGCAATTCCTTCTCGACGCGTTCTTCGACAACGTGATCGCCCGACCAATGCCGATGTATTCGGTTCCAGGTTTGATCGATCATTTCTAATATGTCATTTCTCGGAGATATTGCCGACGCGGTCGGCATAGGTACCACGGGTATCCCGTGGGGTTCTGTTGTTTCTGCTGGCGCTAGTTTGTTTGGTGGTGCTCAAACCCAACAGGGTGTGCAACAAACGAATCAGGCCAATATGCAAATCGCGCAGAATAATTCTGCGTTCAATGCTGCTCAGGCTCAGCAGCAAATGGATTTTCAGGAGCGCATGTCTAATACGTCTTATCAGCGCGGCGTCAAGGATATGGAAGCTGCTGGCTTGAATCCTATGTTGGCTTATAGCCAGGGTGGTGCTTCTACTCCGTCGGGTGCTGCAGGTTCTGCTGTTTCTCCCGCTCCTATGCAGAATGCGCGTGGCGCTGGTGTTGCGGCGGCTCAGCAGATTTATTCTACTGGCATAGATAGCGCGAAACGCGCTCAGGAGGTTCGTAATCTTGAGCAGGATAATGCTATCAAGAGACCTGCCGAGATTGCTGCTAAGACTCTGTCTTCAGGTGCCAAGTCTGTCACTGAACAGGTGATCGATATTTTGCCGAAGGCTCAGGATAAGTTGAGCGAAGCGGTGTCCGCTGTTGAGGATGCTGTGAAGTCTGGTACTGTCACGTCTGCGGCGTCTGTTGCCATCGGTGATGTTATCGATAAAGCGAAAGCGTTGGTGTCCGATGTCGAGTCTAAGATTTCTTCCGCTGCGGAAGGTCCGAAGGCTGTTGTTAATAAGTTGACCAGCTCGGCGTCGTCTGCTGTTGATCGTGTGAAGGCTCTCGCTACGAAGGCCGGTGTTGCGCTTAATGGTCCGAAGGGTGTTGCGCCTAATGCTCCACGTGGTAAGTTGGGTCAGCGTCAGTGGGACTTTAATGTCCCATCTTCTACTAACTCGTATTACAACCAATGAGGTGCTTTATGGCTAAAGAAAAGGTTGATCGTTTTACGGGCGAGATTACATTCGTTCGTCCGGTTTTGCGTGCTGCTTATGATGATCATTCGGCTCATACGGATGAGACCGCTATCGATTGTTCTGGCGACCCTGGTCGTACTCAGCAGTCGTTTGCTGAGGAGGTCGATATCAATACTATTGTTCGTCGGTTCGGCGTTGGTGCGCCGCTTCCTCCTGGTCCGTTGCCGGAGCATTTCGGGGACTTTGGTCCCCCGATGGATTTTCAGACCGCGATGAATCGCGTTGTCCAGGCTCGTGAGTCGTTTGATCGTATGCCGGCGGCGGTCCGTTCCGAGTTTGATAATGATGCCGGCCGGTTTGTGTCGTTCTGCCAGGACCCAGGTAATTTTGACCAGCTCGAGAAGTGGGGTTTGGTCACCCAGGAGGCCTCAGATCGGCGTAAGCGTGAGCGCCTTGACGCAGCTGAGGCTGCTTACCAGGCTGAGACGGAGCGTCGCGCTAAAGCCCAGGAAAAGTCCCAGGATAAGCTCCCAAAAGGGGGCTGAGCACAGTTCATTCCTTGATGTAACTGTGCTAGGTGACACCTTTTGGTGTAACCTATGTTTTGTGCGGGGTTTTCCCGCCTTTTTTAAAAGGAGTTTTTATGCGTCCATCGAAGCGTTATGGCGTTAATAAAAACAAGAGTGCTCGGCAGTTCCGTAAGCACTCTACCCAGACCAAAGCGGCTAATGTCGCTGGTCCGGTGATGCGCGGTGGTATTCGTTTGTAATGCCGTGCTATTCGCCGCTGCGGGCTTTTCAGCATCCTGATGGGAGAATTCAGGTTGTTAAGTCCGCGGCGGTTTTCAATTTTTCACTTCCCTGTGGCCGATGTATCGGTTGCCGTCTCAAGTATTCTCAGATGTGGGCTATCAGATGCGTGCATGAAGCCTCACTTCATGATCTCAATTGTTGCGTCACGCTCACATATCGTGAGGAAGATCTCCCACGTAACGGTTCTCTCGTCTACAGGGACGTTCAGTTGTTTATGAAGCGGTTTCGTAAGTTTATCGCACCTAATAAGGTGCGTTTTTTTTGTGGTGGCGAGTATGGTTCGAAGACTGCTCGTCCTCATTATCATATGATGATTTTTAATTATGATTTTCCTGATAAGGTTGTTTATAAGGAGCGGCAAGGCGTTGCTGTCAATTGGACTTCTGCTATTGCTAATAGGTTGTGGAAGTTGGGCGACGTTGTTGTTGGTGTTGCTGATTTTAATTCGGCCGCTTATATAGCTCGTTATGTTTGCGATAAGGTCTATGGTGATTTGGCTGCTGACCATTATCGCTTTGTCGATTTTTCTACTGGTGAGTGTGCTGATCTGACACCTGAGTTTGCTCATATGTCTAATCGTCCTGGTATTGGTGCTGCTTGGCTGCGTAAATACTGGAAGGACGTTGTTCAAGATCTTCAGTGTGTTCATCAGGGGAAGAAGGTATCGATTCCTAGGACGTACGTTAAGTACGTTTCTCAGCTCGCGGACGTCGAGGACGTTCAGCGCGAGCTTAAGCGTCGTATGCAAAAGCTTTGGCGTGATAACACGCCTCAGCGTTTGCGTGACAAGGCGAGAGTTGCGGCTGCTCGTCTTGGTCTTTCTCGCCGCGTCTTATGAGGAGTTTTCGCTATGCGTTTATTTGTTGTTTCTGTGTTGGATGTGGCTGCCCAGGCTTACGGCCGTCCTGCCTTTGTGCAGGCTCTTGGTGCGGCTACGCGGTCGTTTGTGGATGAAGTTAATAGGTCATCTGCTGACAATGTTATGTTCAATCATCCGCAAGACTTTCAGTTGTTTCATCTTGGTGAGTTTGACGATTCTAATGGCCGTTTTACTTGCCTGGACCAGCCTGCTCTACTCCTTCATGGTTCTGCTGCTAAGCAGTCTTAGCGCGTAAGCGCTCGGGGCGGCCGGCCCGCCCCGTCATTAACTTTTAGCGGAGGTTATATGCATCGCAATCAGTCTGTGGACGTGCATCAGTTTGCTATGGTTCCGCGCGCGGAGATTCCGCGCTCAAGTTTTCATATTCAGAAGACGTATAAGACGTCGTTTGATTCGGGCT